ATCAAAACAATGCTTGATAGATTGGCAGATTACATGGAAAATACGCCAATTGAGCATGGTAGAGATGGTAATATCAACTCTCTTGTTAATGCTGCAGCTAAGTATCAACAGATTCGTGAAAGCTTTAAAGGTGCATACAGAGATCTTAAAGACGAACAACAATCCTCAGTTCGCGGTGGCCAAAACTTAGCATATGATCAGTAGGAGTGGTGTAAAGTACTATGAGCGTGTACCAACATGGCGTAATGGAAACTGGGAAGTTACAGAATTTGGTAATCGCGAAGAGTTTAAATCTTTTGTACTTGACCGGTTTAAAGAACCAGGTCAGTATGGTTTTAATGAAGACACTGCTATCTTTAACGAACAGGCAACCATATTTAATGAACGCAACTATTTTTGCCAGGCGCCTATTAAAAGCAAAGATTTTGTCAACTACTGGGATGATCAGAAAGTAAAAAACAGAAATGGTATAATCGTTATTTCTGGTGATAAGACATGGTATGTATGCCGTGATTACTACATGTGGCTTAATTTCTTACCTATTTACGATAAGGAAGAGAGCCTGTTTGGCTTTGCAAAAGTTCGCGACGCTCAGTATCATATGGCTCTTTATGAGTTACTAGCAGAGCTTCATTATAAACACAGCGCCATTCTTAAGAAACGTCAGATTGCTAGTTCATACTTTCACTCTGCAAAGCTTATAAATCAGGTTTGGTTTGAAGAGGGTGTTACCTTAAAAATGGGTGCTAGTCTTAAAGATTACATCAATGAGAAAGGTACCTGGAAAATGCTAGATGAATATTCTGCTTTCTTAAATGAGCATACTGCATGGTATAGACCATTCAATCCTAGTAAGACATTAATGTGGCAACAGAAGATTGAGGTGCGTAAGGGTAATAGAAAAAGTGAGGTTGGTCTTAAAGGTACTATTCAAGGTATGTCATTTGAGAAAGATCCCACAAATGGTGTAGGTGGTCCATGTAAATACTTCTTTCATGAAGAAGCCGGTATTGCACCAAAGATGAATGATACTTTTGAGTATATAAGACCTGCACTAAAATCTGGTTTTATAACCAGTGGTATGTTTATAGCAGCAGGATCTGTAGGTGATCTTGATCAATGTGAACCTCTCAAAGAGATGATTCTAAAACCAGAGGTAAATGACATTTACGCGGTGGAATCAAACCTTATTGATAAAGACGGCACCCATGGAAAATCTGGATTATTCATACCAGAGCAGTGGTCAATGCCACCCTTTATCGACGACTATGGTAATTCAAAAATTGAAGAAGCCCTTGTAGCATTAGAAGAACAGTTTGCTACATGGAAGAAAGAGTTGCCGGCAGATAAGTATCAATTGCGTATATCACAGCATCCTAGAAATATAGAAGAGGCTTTTGCTTATAGAAAGGAGTCAAAGTTTCCACAACATCTTGTTAATGCGCAAATTAGACGTATTTTAGATAAAGAAATTTCTATTGAATATGTTAATTTAATTCGTGATGAACATGATAAAGTTGTTATTAAAGAAACTCGTAAGCTCCCTATTAATGAATTTCCAGTCCCTAAAAATGCGGTTGATAAAGAGGGCGTCGTGGTTATATACGAGCGCCCTGTTAAGGATCCGTCTTTTGGCATGTACTACGCGTCTATTGACCCTGTGGGAGAAGGAAAAACTACAACGTCAGATTCGTTGTGCTCGATATTTGTGTATAAAGCTCCAACGGAAGTTACAAAGGTTGAAGCAGATACTGTAAACAGTTATGTAGAGGGAGATAAAATTGTTGCATCCTGGTGTGGCCGGTTTGATGATATTAAGCAAACTCATGAGCGCCTGGAAAACATAATTGAATTTTATAATGCCTGGACTCTTGTAGAAAATAACGTTAGCTTGTTTATTCAATACATGATGATGAAGCGTAAGCAAAAGTATTTGGTACCAAAAGATCAGATACTTTTCTTGAAAGAAATTACTTCTAACAAAGCTGTATATGCAGATTATGGTTGGAAGAATACCGGCACCTTATTTAAAAGTCATCTTCTATCTTATGCTATTGAGTATCTGCAAGAAAAGCTAGATGAGGAAATAGATGAAGATGGTAAAGTTGTACGTACAAAATTTGGTGTTGAACGTATACCTGATATAATGCTGTTGCGCGAAATGCAGGCTTATCAAGATGGTCTTAACGTGGATAGATTAGTGGCTTTTTCTGCCCTGGTAGCATTTGCTAAAATTCAGCAAACAAACCGGGGATATGTAAAGCGTGTAATTAGAGATGACGGTAAATTGGAAAAATCAGATAAATTGAGTAAATTTAATAATAGTCCGTTTAGACACATGGGCAAATCTTTATTGCCAGTAGGTATGAAGAGGAGTCCATTTAAAAACTTTAAATAAGATGCAAATATATAATGCATTACAGCTCAAGAATGGAGCAAAGGCAGATTACAATAGGTTAGGTAGTGTTACCCAACCCTTACAATTTATACCTGACAAAGAAAAGACTGATGAGTGGGCAGCCTGGAATGTTGACTGGTTAGAGTGGAATGGTATAAAGCAACTGCGTCGTAATGCGCGGCGCCTTATGAAGAACTACAAACTAGCAAAGGGGATCATTGATAAGACAGACTATATTGTTAGTGAAAACAATGAGATGTCAGATCTTGTTGAAACTCTTACACAAGAAGACTATAGTGCACTAGAACTTAAGTTCTATCCTATTATCCCAAATGTAATTAATGTTCTTGTATCTGAATTTGCTAAAAGAAACACTAAGATCAATTTTAAAGCTATTGACGAGTATTCATATAATGAGCTTCTTGAACAAAAGAAGTCCATGGTTGAAGAGTATCTTTTAACTGATGCTCAAATTAAGATTACAAATAAGTTGCTCGAAATGGGCATGGATATTGAATCTGAAGAAGCTCAACAAGAACTATCACCTGAAAAGCTAAAGAGTTTACCGGAAATTGAAGATTACTTTAGAACTAATTATAAGTCACAAGCAGAACAGTGGGCTACCCACCTTATGCAACATGATATGGAGCGTTTCAAAATTGAAGAGTTAGAAGAACGCGCTTTTCGTGACATGTTGATTACAGATAGAGAGTTTTGGCATTTTCACATGATGGAAGATGACTATGATGTAGAGCTTTGGAATCCAGTTTTAACTTTCTATCACAAGTCACCTGATATTCGTTATATCTCCCAGGGTAACTGGGTAGGTAAAACAGATATGTTATCTGTTTCAGATGTCATTGATAAATATGGTTATTTGATGACTGAGGATGAACTTAAGTCATTAGAAGCTATTTACCCGGTGCGCTCTGCAGGTTATCCTATTCAAGGTTATCAAAATGACGGCACCTACTATGATGCTACCAAATCTCATGAGTGGAATACTAGCATGCCAAGTCTTGCATATCGTCAGTTTACATCTGTATATGACAACTGGATTTATAATGGTGGTGATATTGTAAACTGGATTCTTTCTGAGAGCGAGGATTACTTAGATGTCGGCGTGGCCCACTTACTAAGAGTAACAACTGTATATTGGAAGTCACAAAGACGCGTAGGCCATCTAACTAAAATTGATGAACTAGGAAATGTAGAAACAGGTATTATTGGGGAAGATTATAAAGTGACTCAAAAACCTGTATACGACAATAGTCTTTTCAAAAATAAAAACAAAGACAACCTTGTCTTTGGTGAGCACATAGACTGGATCTGGATTAATGATGTTTGGGGTGGTGTAAAGATTGGTCCCAATCACCCTTCTTTCTGGGGAATGAATAACCCCGGTGGTATTAATCCTATTTACCTAGGTGTACAAAAGAATCGTCCAGGAAGACTACGCTACCAAATGAAAGGTGATACTACCCTGTATGGTTGTAAGCTACCTGTTGAGGGTTCTGTTTTCTCAGATCGTAATACTAGATCAACCTCGCTTGTCGACTTGATGAAACCTTTCCAAATTGGTTATAACATTGTTAATAACCAGATTGCTGATATTCTTGTTGACGAGCTTGGTACAGTAATTTTACTTGATCAAAATACTTTACCTCGCCACTCTGCAGGTGAAGACTGGGGTAAGAATAATCTAGCTAAGGCATATGTAGCAATGAAGAACTTTCAAATGCTACCTTTAGACACTAGTATAACTAATACTGAGAATGCGTTAAACTTTAATCACTTCCAGAAACTAGATCTTTCTCAAACAGAAAGACTAATGTCTAGGATTCAGCTTGCTAATTACTTTAAGATGCAAGCTTTTGAAGTGGTTGGTGTAACACCACAACGTATGGGTCAACAAATTGGTCAACAAACAGCTACTGCTATTGAGCAAGCTGTTGTTGGGTCATATGCTCAAACAGAACAGTACTTTATACAACACTGTGACTATCTAATGCCTCGCGTGCATCAGATGCGCACGGACATTGCACAATACTACTATTCTACTAAACCTTCATCTCGTTTGCAATACATCACTTCTAAAGACGAGATTGTTAACTTCCAGATGAATGGTACTGATCTGTTGTTAAGAGACATTGGTGTATATGCTACAACCAAAGCTAATCATAGAGCTATCTTAGATCAGAT